CTTAGGAAGGCATCAACACCATGCTCTCGGATTAACGAGTCAGGGTCCGATCCTGCGAGCAGATCTAGCTGCTTGTAAGCTATGTTATTATTTCGTAACGTCTCGGATAGTTTGCGGGCACACTCTTTTCCAGGTGTGTCTCCATCTGTAGCTATAATAAATTCTTCTGCAAATCTCGCCAGCAAACTAATTTGTGTCAGAGACATCTTGGATCCTAACATAGCTACTACGTTAGTAATTCCATTTTCATACAGGGTAAGGAGGTCAAAGTTCCCCTCAACAATAAATACTTTCTTCTCACGAAGGATACTCTCGTGAGTAACATTAAGACCAAAAAGATGTTTCTTTTTCGTATACTTTGAATGGATATAATTCTTTGTTTCTATGCTACGAGAAGCAACAGCAATAAGGCTTCCGTATAGATCCTTTATTGGAAAGAGAACACTATCTTTGAAGCGGAAATCGAGGAAGGGAGTATATGCTCTGTGGGAAACTATTCCTTTGTCACTATAATAGCCTAAACCAAAAGCTTCTATTGTTTTACTTGATAGTCCTCTATTATAAAAATAGTTAAAGTACTTATCCATTAACTAAGCTTGCGGTCCATGTCTTCATCATTCCGAGGTTGTACTTAATGTCTTCTATCTGCTTATTGCTAAGATCCATTTCAAAAAAGTTATTAGGTCTCGGTAACTTACTACCATTTATACCAATTTCCTCATCGAATCTATCCCCGGATAGTCCTTGTACAATTGGTATCGAAGTGTCACAGGATCGAAGATTAGGAATGTGACCATGTTCTTTAACTTCAATAGGATTACCACCTACTCCTAGAAGATGTATGATCTTTCTTACTTTAGCCTGATCAAGAGCAGCTCTTACTGCCTTGATGCGAGCCATCTTAGGGTCATCATCAAAGATGCCACAACTTGCATAGTTAATTCCAATGACATCAATATCTTTATTGTTATTCATAAAGGAGAGACAGCTATACCAAGAAGGAATATTTTCTCCCTGTACTACTCCCATCAACTTAAACTTATTGATATCACCAATACTCTTCACATAGTTGATAAACCCTTGAGTCCTTTCACAGGTACCTTTGTTATTATGAAAAGCATCTGGGCAAACAACCTCTTGAGCTCCGAGCATGTTTGCTGCTTTTATAACTTCTTCATTAGGGAGGGGTTGCTCCAACTCAAAAGCAGAGTTATCACAAATCTTATACTTATTTGTGTCTTTGTAGTATTCGAGGTAGGTTGGGTTGGCGAGAACTAAATGAGCTAGACAAAAATCGTAGTCGTTATATGTTCCTAACTCATTTAGGTATTTTGTTGGCATTTCGAACGAAAGATCCATATCGGTTCTCCTCAAGTGCTTTTCTTATCGTTTTAAGTCTCTCTTCGTGCTTTCCTTTTACTACGTGTACATCGATAGCATACGACTTTATAATACCCTTTTGAAACTCGTCAATCTCTCTTCTATAGTCTTCGTCCTTTGATCGCACTCCATCTAATGTGAGTGGTAAATCATCAGCTAAAGGAATGTAAAAGATGCTGCTATAATTCTTACAAACTCTCGCGACATTTTCGTCATACCATTTAAGTAATTTCGATTTCTCTTCGTCGACTTTTCTACCACCATTTAATATAGTATAAGAGAATCTATCAATAATGGATCTGTCTGCTAGTTTTACTCGGGTATGATAGATATCTTCTTGACGTTTATATTCTTCTTCAATCAAACGCTGTGTTGTAGAAGTAGCTTCCTTGTTAATCTTAACTCCATAAGTAAGCTGAACAGTCCTTACTACTTCTTTAATATAGTGTACAGGTTCCCCATAGATCTCCTTCATCATAGGTACTAGATCTAAAGCAACTGTTGTCTTTCCCACGGAAGCCGTACCGACTAATACTACGTAGGGTTTCATAATATTAATAGAATGCTCTGTTCCAGGATACCCACTTATCATCGATCTTCTTCTGGCTAACATATGCGGTTGCGTTATGATTATGAATACTCTCAAAGTTGCGTGCCCTAACTTTAGCCCATCTAGCCTCAGGAAGATCATGAACCTTCCTCATTACATCTCGGGCAACATCCTCAACAAACTTCGGATTCTCATACCCTTGGATAGTAACATATTTTTCGTCAGGACGCTTTAGAAGAGTGTACACCTCAGCCGATCCAGATGTTTCGCAGATACGAACAAGGTCCTCAATCCATGCTCCCGGACTTACAGGATCGGTCTTTACTTGGAGAGTTACTACTCCTCTTTGAGCATGAGCTCCCTTACCAAGGCCTCTTTCATGGTCCACAATACACATTTTTTTACTACATGGACAATAAGTAGCTACGGGAACGTTAACTTCTACTACGAAAGATAGATGATCATCGACATACTGCCCAACAAAGGCGCACTTGTAAGACATAGGACTCGGTCTTTTTGACACGGGGGTGATCTTCGTCATCCAGAAATCAAATGTTCCTTTAACATATACGTCTTGTGTTTCTAAGCGGTTTGCAAGATTTTTAAGTAGACCAGGAAAGTCATTCCCTGATAGAGAAGCTTCTCCGTAGTCTAATAGAAGTTCGGCGAAGCGACTCATGTTAGTTCCCTTCAACTTACTATCAAGAGAGCCATACATTGCAAATGTACCTAAAGTTTGAAAAGTTCCATTATTCTTACGCTTAATAGTAAGCGGAAATACTACATCATCAATACCTACGCGACCAATTTCGATACCCCTTGTTTCTTTATCTGCGTGAACATCCGGTAACTGTGCTTTATCGAAGCTACCATTACCATTCCCCATAATTTTATGTGTTTCGACTTCTTTCGGCATATTATCTCCTAGCGACCACTGGATCCGAATCCATCTGAACCCCTTACTGATTCTGATAATTCGAACACTTCCTCAAATTTTGTTGGTATAACTTCTTCAACGGATATCTGTCCTACCCGATCTCCTTTCTTAACACAATAGACTTCTTTGGTACAATTGGTTAAAATAGGTCCAAGTCCTCCTTTAAAGTTTGAATCCACAGTACCAACGTGTGTCCAAATACCTCTTAAAGCAAGTCCACTACGTCCACGTATCATTATTTTGTAGCCATCAGGAATCTCACAAGCTATACCACAATTAATAATTTTAGGATTCCCTGGAAGAAGCATAACTTCTTCCACACTATAGATATCAAATGCGGCGTCTCCCGCACGCCCCATCTTAGGTAGCTTTGCGTCTGGATGAAGTTTTTTAACACCTAATCTAATCATAACTATTACCTAGTTAAATCCCAGCGTTCCATAAATCTATTGAATAGATCAAGATCGTGTGAAGTATTTGACCATTCAGTATCATTGATACTGGGAGAATTTGGGTATTCCTCTTTAATAACTTTATATAATTTCTTACAAGCTTTACTTATTTTATTCATAACTTATACAACAACCTCTTTTATCTCTTTCGTAGCACCCCAACGAGTTCCAACTTTAATCTCTGCCTTCATGGGAACATTAACACCTTCAATAGGTCTTTCAATTTCCTCTCTGATAAGGTCAATAGACTTTTCCAACTCGGCGTTAGGTACTTCATAGATAACGGAGTCATGAACCGTTAATACCAACTGAGCTCCCAAGTTCTTCTCCTCAAGAGCCTTCTTAATACGTATACTCGCAATGCAAGTCATATCAGACGCGCCAGACTGAATAGGACTATTCTTAGTCTGCCTTTCGGCTTCTGCTCTTATTGAATCCTCGGTACTAATAATTCCTGGGAGGCGTCGAACTCTTCCAAAGTAGTTTCTCACGAAACCTGTTCGTCTAGCAAAGTTTATCTGACTCTTAAGCCACTGCTTCGCACTAGGATACCTTCCAAAGAAAACCCTCACAACCTTCTCAGCTTCCTTCTCATGAATTCCTAACTGCTGAGCTACTGACCAAGTACCTCTACCGTACATCAAACCGAACACAATAGCTTTAGCATCCTGTCTCTGCTTCTTAGTCACAGTCTCGACAGGGACCCCAAACGCATTCGAAGCGGTCATCTTGTGAATGTCTTGACCTGACATGATGTCAGCAATCATCTGAGGGTCTTGAGAATACTGAGCCCAAAACCTAAACTCAGCTTGACCATAGTCGGCTTCCACCAGCGTGTGTTCAGCCTTTGCTACAAAGATCCCTTTGATATGCGAGTCGCGCGGAATGTTTTGGAGGTTGGGTTCGCTCGAACTTAACCTGCCTGTGACTGTCCCATGTTGTTTATACGTAGAGTGAACTCGACCGCTCTTATCTATATATCGAGATAGTCCGTCAATAAACGTACTCAACATCTTTGAAGTTTTTCGGTATCGAAGTAAAAGAGGAGGCACAGCGTGCTTTGGATAGACTTTAACTAACTCTTCTAGAGTTTCTCTATCCGTCGACAAAGCACCTTTCTTTGTCTTTCTTTTTGTTTTGAATTTTAATTTAGTGTAGAGGACTTCGCGGAGCTCTTTCGAGGAATTAATATTGAAGGTTCCAGTAAACTTATGTATATCTAGTTCAAGGTCATCTTTCTTTTTCTTGAACTCTATTCTTAACTTATCAATGTATGCTGTGTCGATTTGAACACCAGCTAACTCAGTCTGAAGCAAAACGTCGCCCATAGGGTTGACAATCTGCTTAATGAGTCTCATCAACCCCTGAGCACGAATTAACGGCTCAAACTTTTTGAAAAGTCGGAAGGTACAGTCGGCGTCTGCAGCGTTGTACTTCGTCAGAATATTAAACGGTAACATAATGTATTGCTTCTTGAGTTTCCGGTTCACGACAAAAAACTGATCGACCTCTTTATCATAGCCTCCCATATCGGTATAAACCCACGCACATTGTTTTAAACCATGAAGCCCTTCAGCGTTCTCATCTAGTAGATGATGAGCGAGCATTGTATCAAAGTAGACGTTCGCGACATTAATTCCATGACGTATAAGATGCTTACGATCGAACTTACCGTTGTGAAAAATCTTCTTTGACGGCAGCGACAAAGCTTTATTAAGGCGACTAAAAATATTCAAATATGTAGCGTCGTCCCAAAATCTTACAGTATCTTCAGTAGGATCACTTTTAGTCTTTAATAAAGGTAAGCACCACCCCGTTCTTTCCTTCCAACTAAAACCGATACTAATAATGTCACTATTCTGCCAGTCAAGACCAGTCGTCTCTAAGTCGACAGCTATTTCCGGTTCCGTTTCTAAATAATGAAAGAGAGTGGCAAGCTTATCTTTTGTATCAACCGTCTCATAAACACCTAATCCTAATGCCGACATCTCCTTCGTCGTAGAGGAAGTCTTAATTCTAACTAAGTCCTGAACAGTAACTCCTTCATACTTGGGATTACGGAGGATCGCGGCAGGATGATAAATAGGCATGATCTTACAGTCGTATTTATCTGACCAAATCTCAAGACCTCTATTCCTGGAAATGTTAAGATTCTTCGCTCCCATAATGTAGCGGAGAGCTACATTTCCTGCAGGAATAATAACAGTAGGCTTAACTGTCTCAATCTCTTTCTCAAGATAAGGCGAGCACGCATCCATCTCCTCATACGATGGTTCTCTCACAGTTTTTGTAGTCCCCTTGGGAAGGCACCTAACACAGTTGGAAAAGTATACATTCCGGTAGTCAATGTTAGCTTTCTGCAGCAACTTCCTAAGCATTTGTCCTGCGGGGCCCACAAAGGGTTGACCCATATCATTCTCTCGAAGACCTGGACCTTCTCCTATCACAAAAATCTTTGCGTCGAGAGGACCTCTTCCGTTTACGAGGTTCTTGCGAAATTTACAGAGACCACACTTCGTACAACCAAAATTATCGAGAGGAACTCCCATTACTTTCTCCGTTTCTTCTTCTTTTTCTTTCTGACAACAATAGGCTTTCCATCAAGATCCTTAACGTCGGATATTCCGAAAGCATGAAGTACCTTATTAACTTCAGTATTATTTAGTTTTATAATACACAAAAGCAAAGCTGTAAAGAAATCCCGAGACAAACGGTTTCCTTCAAAAACAATCGTCTCTCGAGGTTGTTGAGGTTGTTGAGGCTGCTGTGGTGGAGGCATATCACTAGGAGGAACACTTGAACCTTGAGCCATCCTTTCTTTCTCCATTCTTTGAACAGCTTCCAATCCAGTTTCTCCAAGTTGTATATTGGGCTCAACTCTTTGGCTTGCCTGGAGCTTCTTTACAAAACTAAAATTATTCTTATCCATATTCTAACACCTCCAATTTAAATATTACAAATAATAACCCTCCCTTTTAACGGAACAAATAACCGGTTCTATTATCTTCCACTTATATAGGTAGGAGAAGCTTATGACCTTAAAAGAATTTGTCGCACAAGAAGGATCTATAGAAAGAGCATCCCACAAAATAGGCGTAACTGTGCAATCTGTGCGTAGATGGCTCAAAGGAAAAAAGCCTAAAAGCTATCTTGCTACACGCCGTCTGAAAGAGTTAAATGTGACTTTATGAAAAAGAAAAAGAAGAAAAAGGTACCCCTGCGTAAACTGCTGCGCCGCTTAGAAAAAAAAGCGGATAAGGTTGTTAGCGTGTACATTCGGCAAAGAGATTCTTCTGTAGCAAAAGGTAAGTGCATCATCTGTAAAGAAAATCCGATACAATGCGCATTTCATATAATTAGAAGATCTAGAAAGATTCTTAGGTGGGACACTCGTAATATATTAGGAACATGCTTCAGATGTAATTGGCTAGAATATCGTAATCCAGATATAAGTAGAGCCTTCTATATAAAAACTTATGGGGTAGATCAATATTTGAGGCTTGTTGAAGAATCAAAACAAAGTTTTAAATCCACCGTAGAATATCTTCAAGACGTCATATCGAAATTCAAATGAAAAATAAAAGACTTTGTTCTAAAGGCCATGATATTTCTATCGCTGGAAGATGTGCTGGTGGAGGATGTTACCAGTGCCAGAAAATTTATACTAAGAGATGGTACCACAATAATATTAATCGAGACAAACAACGTCAGAAAAAATGGAGGGAGAAAAATAAGAAAAAATTAAAAACTTATCAAAAGAAGTACGACGAAGTTAACAAAGAAAAAAGAAAGAGATACATGAGAAAGTGGCGACAAGACAACTCCTCTTATGGAAAAATCTACCACAGAGACCGTAAGAGAAGAGATCCTCTCTATAAGATGATCGCTAATTTAAGAAGTCGCTTATGGCATGCTTTAATGGCAAAAACGTGGAGGAAAAACTCAACTTTTAACGAGTACATTGGTTGCTCCCAAAGTCATCTAAAAACTTATTTGGAGAAGAAATTTTTGCGAGGAATGATATGGCAAAATTACGGGGAGTGGGAAATCGATCATATTCGCCCTCTCAGTTCTGCTTCTAATATCAATGATTTAATCAAACTCTGTCACTACAAAAATCTTCAACCTCTTTGGGTTGAAGATAATAGGCGAAAGAGTTTTACTATACCTTTCTAGCCATTATTGATATGGAGAGTCGTCTCCCTTAACTCTTTTTATCATAGCCCTAACACGTAAGGTGTCCTCTATAATCTTAGGGGCCGCATCGCGTTCTTGAAAGTTGTGTTTGTTACATATTATATTTCGTATAATAACATTAGGTCCGCCAAACTTAACTAACGCGGGAGGGCAGTTAGACGCTTCCATAACGGTCCTCTTTACCCCGTCAGATATTTTAAGTTGGCTTAAAGAGTATGTCTTCTCATTAATAATATGGCCACCCGTGAAAGGTTCTTCAACAATCTCCTTGCAGCCAACGCAATATTGTAGTGCAGTAAGTGATGTCGCTATACTAGGTAATATCATTTTAGACACTTTCAACCTCACTATCTGTACCAACTCTCTTCAGCTTGATCTTCTTATCAGCATGTTCTTTTACCTTATCGATATGGGACACTAGGATAATTTGCCTTCCCGTGAGATGAGCATACTGTTTCAAGAACTTACCGAACCGTTCCTGATGTTCTTGACTAATATTAACCCCGATCTCATCTAGAATTACTGGACCAGTAATCTTAGGATGATATAGATCAATAACGACTAACCGAAGTATGGTAGCAACTATATTCTTGATACCTCCAGCTTCAGCTCGTAAAATATTAATGTGATGCTTTAAATTGTCATCCCAAAGCTTAAACTCAACAGCGACAGCATTCCTCTTGTTCTCAAAGATAATCTTGAAGTAGATATCTTTGTCACCGTAAACTTCTTGGATAGCCTGCGTGACTATCTGTTCAATCTTGGAAATACTTTGTTCACGAGTCTCCTCTGATACCAATTGAAGAAGAGTTGACGTTTTGAGAAAGATATTGTTCTTCCCTTCCTTATCCTTGATAGTTTTACTATTGGAGTCGTATTGATTCCGAATAATTTCCTTTTGTCCCTCTAGATACTGAATCCTTCTCTCAGCAAATGATATTCTACCTTCTAACTCTTTT